TAATTAAATAAAAGAATAAAATAACATGCTAATCCTACTATTTAATCTAATATTCATGATGCAACCTGTAGAAGTACCAGAGTTTGTTGAACAGATAGACACAATGACCTGCTCGTTAAATGTTGTTTCTTGTGGAGAAAGTTGGGAAGATACATTAACAGATACAGAATATAGGATAATGATGTGTGAGAGTAAGGGAAATAATTTTGCAGAAAATCCAAATTCTTCAGCTAAAGGAATTTTTCAATTTCTTGACGGTACTTGGGAAAACTACTGCACAGGTGACGTTTTCAGCCCAGAAGATAACCTAAAGTGTTTCAGAAAGTTATATCCACGACACCCCACATGGTGGGAATGTCGATAACCAACTATGGTATAATTAGAGTACGGTACTCAATAGAACAAGAAGGAGGCATTGGATATGTGCTATGCAGGAACATTCGACAAGAAGAAGCATGGACTTGAAGCTTTCAGAAAGATGAGACATCTCCACCAGAGAAAATGTGAGTGTATAACTTGCAGGAAGGATGTAACCGTAACTGTAACTGGTTACGGAAACAAGAAAGTTGCCATCTGCCCGAAGTGTAACAAACTGGCTTACAGTAAGAAAGGAAGGTGATTAAATCTCCCAGCCCAGGGTAACGGGCATGTTCTTTACTGGTTATGGTGTTCCAGTATAAAAAAACACCGCCTAAAAAAATTAACTAAAACAAATATGAAAAGAATTATTAACTGGTTACTAGGTAGATGTAGATTCTACCCCATGTGTAAGAACAGAGATAATTTAAATGCTTGTTGTATTGGTTATGAGAAGTCTAGTTATTGTGGATATGCAAGGGAACAATACAAAAATGATAAATAGAAAAAAGATAAATAATAGAATAAAAGAATACAGAAAGACACATTCTAGAAAAGAAGAATATAAGAAGAGATATGTAGAAAATAAATTATTATATAAAAAACATGTTGACAAACGTAATAATTTAATTAAGAAATATGGTGGTACACATACTTTAGGAGAATGGAATGATTTAAAAATAAAATATAATTATACTTGTCCATGCTGTAATACAAGAGAGCCAGATATTATATTAACTGTAGATCATATTGTATCAGTAAGTGTTTGGGGTGAATGGATAAAAGAAAATAAACATATAAAGTATATGTATGATGATATAAAAAACATACAACCATTGTGCTTAAAATGTAATCTTTCTAAACAAAACAAAGTAATAACTTACAGAGACAAATGTTCAAACTTGAAATAACAACTGAACAGAAAGAGTACGCCTGGAAGTTAGTAAATGAATGTAATTTTGGTAATAGAGGTGTCTTTGATGGCAATAAAGAGAGACAATATACAGGAATACTAGGAGAAGTAGTTATGGCTGATGGTATAGGATTTGGAAGACCACTTGGAGGATTAGGAAGTGATAATGGTATTGACTTCATAATTCACGATATGGCAATAGATCTTAAAACAATGGGCAGAACAGTTGATCCTACAAATAATTATATCAATAATTTAGTAGCTTCACAGGTAGAATCAGAGACAGAAATGTATGTATTCGCATCAATTAACAAAGGAACACTAGAAATGACGTTTTGTGGCTTCATAAAGAAGGAGAATCTTGATAAGTATTTCCTCCCTAAAGGCACAAAAAGGATAAGATTTGATAAAACATCGTTCATATTTAAGGTAGATACATACGAAATACCTAATAAAGAGCTGATAAACGCAGATAGCTTCAGCGAATTAACTAATAAAATACATCAATATTCATTATGAGAATAAAGATACTAAAAGAAGATACAATATTTAGTAAATACATAAGGGATAGAGATAAATGGACTTGTCAGAAATGTACTACTAAATACTACCCACCAGCTAGAGGACTTGAATGTTCACATTTTTGGGGAAGAGGTAATTGGGCTGTAAGGTTTGATGAAGATAATGCTGATGCTTTATGTACTGGCTGTCATATGAGGTCAGAAGGAGAGAAGCAAGGATGGTACAGAGACTTTAAAATAAAACAGTTAGGAGAGGAAAGATACAATAGATTAAGGAGGAAAGCAAATAGTACGCTGAAAAAGGAGGAAGCAATCAGGAGATTTAATAAGAAAATAGCTCAATTAAATATATCAAAAGACGATTAGAGTTATTTTCCTTCGAAATTTGTAGTGGTAGTAACTAGAACCTGTTAAACAGGCAGAGTGCTATCACTACGGTTTTGTGGGACAAATAAACAACTATGCAATTAAAAAAGGACAAGTATTACAAACCAAAAGACATAGCAGACAATGGCTGGATAGTTAATTCTAAAGGCAATCCTGATTACTATTTTATTTTACGACACATAAAATTAGGTAATATTAGCGCAAAAGACTATTGTTCAACAAAAAAGAACTACTTTTTAATAAGAGGTAGTGAGATATTAAAATTTAATGAATAATCAAATGAAAATACTCAATCTTTATGATATTTGACTTTATAACATAGATTTGATAATATTAATATATGGAAAGAAATAAAAAAGGACAATTTATAAAAGGAACAAACGGTGAAACTTATGATGGTTTTGGTATTTGGTATGACAAAAAAGGATATGCAAATATTTGGATAAATATGAAATCTATTAAATTACATATTTATATATGGGAAAAAGCTAATGGAGAAAAACTAAAAGGATATGATATACATCATAAAGATTTTAATAAAAGAAATTATAAATTATCTAATTTAGAATTATTAAATAAGTCTGACCATTTAAAAATACATGCTGGTTGGATAAGAAAAAATAACAAATGGATATTAAAGCCATGTAAAGATTGTAAAAAAATATTGCCCTTGGATAAATTTTATCAAAGGAAAGGATTAACACCATCAAATATTTGTATTAAATGTAGTTTAATTATGTGGAAGAAAAAAAGAAAAGATAAAAAGTGGGTTGAAGAAAAAAAGAAATATTTAAGAAACTATTATAAAAATAAAAAAATATGCGTATCTTAAATGCTTATTCAGGGATAGGCGGTAATAGAAAGCCCTGGGGAAACAAATATCAAGTGACTGCTATTGAAAATGATCCAGATATAGCAAAAATATATAGTGATCTATTTCCAAAAGATAAAGTCATTGTTGCAGACGCTCATCAATACATATTAGAACACTACAAGGAGTTTGATTTTATTTGGAGTAGCCCACCTTGCCAAAGTCACTCAAGTTTTAGAAAAAATATTTGTGTTAGGTATCGTGGTACAGAACCGGTTTATCCAGATATGACACTGTATCAAGAGATATTATTCCTACAGCATCACGCTGACTGTAAGTGGGTTGTAGAAAATGTAAAACCATATTATAAGACATTGATTGGACCATCAGTCATATTGCAAAGGCATTTATTCTGGTCAAACTTTGAAATACCAATTAGAGAATTCAAGAAAGACAATATCAGAACAGCACAAATACCAGACTTGCAAGAGAAATATGGGTTTGATTTGTCAAATTATAAACTGAAAAACAAAAGGCAAGTTTTAAGAAATTGTGTTGAGCCAGAAGTAGGAAAGCATGTGTTAGATTGTGCTATGGGAAAACAGAAACAAAAGAATTTATTCTAACTACTTGACAGATATAAAAAAGTAGTCTATCATGTAAGTACATTCCTTCACAGCAATACATTTAAATTTATTCAGTGTACACAAGAGGTCTTCGGGAATGTGGACCTCTTTTGTATTCGCTACAATTTAATAAGGCCAGTTTTACCCTTGATTTTACTGGATAATCTAAATCAAGCCAATCTAACTTAATTCCGAGTATGCGTTAAGGACAGGTTGTCGCCAGATATAAAACCTAGCAATGTCGTCCCCTGACAACTAGGTCTCTTACTTGTTGATAACTTGATAAATCGAATCTTATTAATACATAAAAAAATCTTTTTAACGCTTATATAATACAATAAGAGTATAGAGGGGAATACCTTATGCGTCGTAAAACGTAAGAATAGAGTTGACAAACTATTTCTATATGATAGAATAAGTACATGAAGAGAGGAAACAAAAGATTAATAATCTAATCCAACGCAATTTTAGCGTTGTTTTTTTATGAATATAAGTGAAATAATAGTTGAATTAAGGGATGTGGAGAAGTTGTCCATATTAACTCCAGCTCAATTATCAGAGTATCTATGTTTACTTTCAGCCAGAATAGATGTAGTAGGCAAACATATCATAGAGAAAGAACAGGCATACAGCTTTAAATGGGATGAAATAAGAGAACTAACAGATTCTGACAAACAGGCTGATAATAAGATTAAACAAACAGATCAATACAAAGAACTAGAACAGGCAAAATATATATACAAGGCAGTAATGGAATCAATCAGAAGCCTTAAGAAGATGCTGACAGTAAAGAGTGATGAATTAAGGAATATGTGTTAATTTTACGACACATAGACTTGGCTAAAGTTAGGTAATTAAGTAAGTAATAATACTATGGGATCAGTACCAGAGAATTTTCATGGAGTGAAAGGAAAAAGTGGAAGGAAATCAATGTATCAAGAAAAGATGGATGCAGAGTTTTTGGCTAAAATGTTTTTTGAGGATCAGGATGAAGAAGACCTAATTAAACAGATAGAATCAGGAAAGTTCTCAATAAAGACAAGGTTACTGTTAAAGGCTATGGAAGGTAATGAAAAGGTAATGCTAGAGTTTTTTAAGAAGATATACCCAGATAAGATCGAAAGCACTATACAGGATGATAGGGTGGAAGAGGCATTGAAATCATTAAAAGAATTAGGTAATGAAGACAAGGACGTACAAAGCAGCGGAGATACTGTTCAAACTGGAGAACAAGCCCCTGATAATACCACCAAGGTTTAGAGAATTATTTGATATTATATATAAGAGAAAGTATCCCAGAACTAATGTAATAGCTCCAACACAGGATGGTAAGAGTTTAACTATTGGAGCAGCGGTAGCATGTAGAGCAGCAATATATAAAGAGAAATTCACGATACTAGCACCTTCACAAAAGAAAGCTGATATTATCATGGCTTATGTTATTGATTTTGTTACACAAAACCCTATATTATCTGACAAGTTGTTATTAGATAAGAACGAGAAGTTAGACAGTTTAAGAAGAGAAAGGAGTAAGAAACACATCACATTCAAAGGTGGTGGAGGAGTTCAGACACTTACTTTAGATGCTAGGAATAGTAGAGCCTCAATGGAAGCTGCTATGGGATTTGGTGCAAAGAATATTATAGCTGATGAAGCAGGGCTTATTGATGATCCTATATGGTCAACTGTTATGCGTATGCTTGGTGGTGCTGGTAAGTATAAAGATACCTTTCTGTTAAAGATTGGTAATCCTTTCTATAGAAATCACTTCCATAAAAGCTCTATATCTAACAGGTATCACCAGATAAGACATACTTATTTAGATAGTTTACAGGATAGCCAAGACGGTTATCATGGTTTTGATGAGACATTCATGGAAGAAATGAAGGGTGAAGCTAATTGGGAGGTCTATTATGAGTGTAAATTCCCTAATGAAGACGAGATAGATGCTAGAGGTTATAGAACACTTATTCCTATGGACTTACTGATTGATAGATATGTTGATAAGAAGACAGATGGGGATAACTTAAGACTAGGAGTTGATGTAGGTGGTGGTGGAGATAAGAATGTTTATGTCTTGAGAAATGGTAAATGTGCATGGATAGAGAGTTCAAACAAGTCTAATGATACAATGACCAATGTTACAGAGATTGTAAGATTGATAAAGGAATATAATATAACACCCCAAGATGTATTCATAGATGATATAGGAATTGGCAGAGGTGTTACAGACAGACTTATTGAAATGGGACATCCTGTTAGTGGAGTATCAGTTGGTGGTTCAGCTACTGAAAATGATAAGTATTCTAATATCAAAGCAGAGGTATCATGGAAAGCAAGAACATGGTTAAAAGAAGGTGGTAAGATAGTTAGAGATGATGGCTTTAATCAGCTTAATTGGATTAAGTATAAGGTTAATACAGAGAAGTTAATGAAGATAGAACCAAAAGCTGATTTAAAGAAAAGAACAGGTAAATCTCCTGATTATGCAGATGCTTTCTTCTTAACATTTGGAGAATCTAATTTACCATTTGTTTATTAATATTTCTAGCTTCTTCTTTTGAAGGAGTAAAATAGATAGGTCTTTCCTCTCTGGCTAGGACGCTTGAGGGGAGGCTAGAGGTATTAATTGTTTGTTGCATCTTGAGCGGGATTGTAAAAAAGAGGTACAATTTCTTGGTTATTAATGGGTATTAGCCATGAAAATATCTACAAAATCATATACACATTTACCCGCTCGAGATTTAATAAATAATAATATATAAAAATGGAAAACAAAGTAAAGAACAAAATTTTAGACAAGCAGTTGTTAAAACTTAACGAAGAAATGGTTATGACAATATTGCGTCTTGAAGAATTAAAAGAGAGTAAAGATGATGACAAAATAAATGTCATGAATCAAATGACTGGAAAGACAGAGGAAAAGACAGTCAAAGAATTAACCGAAGGTAATAAGGCTCATTTAATTGATTTAGAAAAGAAAGAAAAATTAATAATTAAATTAAAAGAAAATGATATTCTCAATGAAGAAGACAAAGGAGAGAAGGTTGAAGGAAAATAAAGCTATGTGTAGAGCCGAATTAGAGGCTGATAGTCTTAAAGCATTAATAGGTATGAGAGAGTTAGAAACTAGGAAACCGATAGATAAAAAACTTATTCCAGTTTTTGAAAAGGATATGGCAGAGTTTAATAATAGGCTAGATGGTAATAATTTAAAGATTGAAGGATTAAAAAACATTACAATTAACCATATATAAATGTTAGATAAAGGATTTAAGAAAGCAATTAAAGATTCATTAATGGGAGCAAGAAAATCTTGTGTAGCACATAGAGTTAATGAGTTATTATTTGAGAACAAATTAAAAGATTTAGGTAAGGTTAAAAAGCCAAAGTGTTATGGCAACGATAAGTTAACTGATGACCAAAAGAAGGCTACTGATATTTATGATAGATATGTAAATAAATCACTTGATTTGAATACAAAGTATTTACAGTCAAGAGAAGATAGAGAGAATATGCAAGAGGTTGTAAAAATTATTGAAAACAATGATCTATAAAAAGATAGGGAATATTTATTTTACTACCAGTTGGGATGATGGACACCCACTAGATTTAAGAATAGCTGAATTATTAAAAAAATATACTTTTACTGGAACATTCTTTATTGCTCCAAATAATCCAGAAAGAGAAGTAATGAAACCAACTGTAATATCAAAGCTATCCTATGATAGATTATTTGAGATAGGTGGTCATACAAATACACATGTAGAATTATCTAAAGTATCACCAGAAGTTGCTATTGCTGAAATCAGAGAAGGTAAAAGAGTTTTAAGGAGAGGTCTTTATAGACAAACACTAGATTCATTTTGCTATCCTAAAGGAAGATATAATGAGGATGTAAAAGCAATGGTAAAGAAATGTAAGTTTAGGGAAGCAAGAACAGTTGATGTTTTAAATAATAAACTACCAAAAGATAATTATGCTATCAAGCCAACAATACATGTTCATCCTAGTAGGAAAGAATACAATGGAAAGAATTGGTTGGAAGTAGCTAAAGAAGTTTGGAAAGATCCAGAAACAGAATATTTCCATTTATGGGGACATAGTTGGGAAATAGAAAAGTATGGTTTGTGGGATGAGTTAGAAGAATTATTTAAATTTATTAAGAGTTATGAAGATTAAATTATATATATCAAACTTTAGCAACACAAGCATTGGTGGAGGTTGGACTTTTCTTCGTAATTTATTAAAAGGATTAGAAGGGAAAGTAGAGATAGTTGATAATTGGAAAGAATGTGATATATATTTTGTATTCGGTATAACCACAATAGACAAAGGAGAGATTTATAATGCTCTTTCATCTGGTAAGAAGCTTGTTTTAAGGGTTGATAATATACCTAGAAAATCAAGGAATAAAAGACAGTCTCCTGTTGCTAGATTAAAAGAGTTTGGTAACCTAGCTGACGCTGTTATATATCAAGGAGAATGGTGTAAGTATTATGCTGGTTATTTTATAGACAATAAGAAAGAATATATTATTAACAATGGCGTAGATACATCTATATTCAATGAAAAAGGTAGAGAAACAGGCGAAAAGACCTATTTATACATCAATTATAACGATAATCCTAACAAGCGATTTGATGAAGCATTGTATAGATTTGACATGGAATGGCGTAAAAACAATGGAATTAAGCTTATAATTGCTGGTGATGCGCCTAGAATCTACAAAGAACACCCAGAATATGACTGGGATTTACCTATTCCTGCTGATATTGAATATGTTGGTATAAAGAATGAGCCAAAAGAAGTGGCTGAATTAATGAGAAAGTGCGATTATTTATTGTATCCTTCATTCTGTGAGGCATACCCTAACACTTTGTTAGAGGCTATGGCTTGTGGAATGAAACCTCTATATCTTAACTCCGAAGGTGGCAGTCTTGAACTGTACAAAAAGAATCTGAATGGAGTTAAGACCATCCAAGTGATGGCAGACGAGTATATGGAGGTATTCAAAAAATTAGTTCTTTAGGGGGAATCACATGAAATGGGAGTTACCTGACCCCAGCTGTATTGCAAATCCCCCGCAATTTTAAAAATTATGAGTTATTATAGTGAACAATTAACAGACTTTATTGCTAGGCTTGAAATTAAAGCAGATAGTGTTCTTGATATTGGTTCTAGTCAAAAAAAAGTATTTGATAGAACAAAAGGTTGGGATGTAAAAGAATATATAACATTAGATTTAGAAGTTCCTCATGAGGGAGAAAAATCAGATATAGTGTGGGATATAAATGAGAAGAGTGGCATTAGAAAAGATTTATATGAGACTTTTGACATAGCATTCTGCCTAGAAGTAATGGAATATATATACGATCCTGTTAATGCTTTAAGTATTGTATGTGGGTTTTTAAGGAAAGGTGGAGAACTATACATATCTTTCCCTTTTGTTTATTGTATCCATAAGCCTGTTAAGAATGATTATCTACGATATACAAGGATGGGAGCTATTAAATTACTAGAAAATGCTGGATTTGAGATAGAAATGATTATGGATAGAGTAGCAAAAGACCCTGAAAAGTTAAGAGATTTCTATAAGTCAGATGGAATGCACGTTGGAGGAGATTCAAATGTAACAGGATTTATAATTAAAGCTATAAAAAGATGAAATTAAGCATACACACAACAATAACTAATCCAGACTACTGGCAATACGCATGGAAAGAATCTATTGAATCATTCTTGGCATTGGCTGATGAAGTAATAGTAATTTATGGTTCTGAAACAGACTTGAGGTTATTACAGAACATAGATGTACCACATGGAAAGGAATTAAAATGGGCTTATCTTGAATGGCCTTATAATTTTAGTTGGGATGAGATAAGTAGGCACAATAATCTAGGCTATTCACTATGTACTGGTGATTGGGTAATGAAGACTGATTGTGATTATGTATTCCATGAGAACGATATTAAGAATATGAGAACACAGCTCGAGAAGTATTTAGAAGAGGGTTGGTTAGCATGTTCTTTTATGAAATATACAATAATGAATAAAGATAGAGCTTATCAGAAGGTTCATCTACCATTCATTTTGAATAAGAAGATGTTAGGAGATACAGTAGGCTATGGCCCATCAACAACAGAGAATACAGCTTGGGGATACCCTATTCATAGAGACGAGTTTGATGATGAGTTAGGATTACCTAAAGGAAGGTCAATAGATCCTAGTGTAGTTAGATCAACTGGTGTAGATTGCTGGAATTATGATAACTTCTTCAAGGATAAGAAGATAACAGGTGAACAGTTCTTGAGATTCAGTCATTCTAGAGATAAAGCAGGGTTTGGTGCAACTTGGGGTAAGACTAAAGAAGAAGCTTTAAAGAAGTTTTGTGAGATGTCTGCTAGTAGATTAAAGAAGACTGGAGCTACTTATAAGCCTTTATCATTAGACGATCATCCTAAATTTGTAAGAGATAAGGTAAAGAATATGACAGAAGATCAGATGGGGTATAACAACTGGAATAATTTTGAAGGAATACTATGAAGATTTTTAATAGTTATTTTATTTATACTCTAAAAAGATACTTGTTTGGTGGCTTCATGGATTTATTCTGTATTCTTAAAATGACTGGTTATGGTAATAAGAAAGATACTATAAGTATGATGTTTGCTGAAATTGGAATTAGTACATTGGAAAAGATTATAAAACAAGCTAAAGATGTTAATAATGGAGAAACTGTATATTCAAACCTTACACGGATTTATTTAAATACTATATCAAAAAGATGTAGGAAAATTTATAAACCTTTTAATTTAGATGATTAATAAAAAAAAGATGACAAATAACATAAGCAAAATACTTGAGGAGTTTGATAAGCTAATAGCTGATATTGGTTATAGAGCTTTGCATGGTAAAAAATACGATTCAGAGAAGGAAACTAAAGACTTCATAAAACAATCAATAGAGAAATGCCTTGATGAGATGTTATATAAGTTGGATAAATTTGAAGAGGAGACAAACAATAACTGTCAAAGAATAAATATAAACCCATCTTTTGATGAGACAAAAGAATTTCTTGAAGAAAAAATCAATAAGATAAAAGAATAATATGGGAGAAATAACAAATACAGCAACATGGGAGAAAACAGGTGGCGAATATGCTATTGATTATATGAAAAGATATAATTTAGTTTCGTACGACGAATATATAGAATCACAACTTGCTAGAGTTAAATCAAAGCAAGGTACTTTTTTAGAACAACCAGATAGATTAGAAATGTTTAAGAAAATAGCAAACACAGCAGGAGAAAAATTACCAAAACTAAAAAGGATAGTTTGTATGGGAGTAAAAAATGGTGCTGAATGTTTTGAATTTAAAAAGAATAGATTTTATTGCGAAGCAGAAATACATGGAGTTGAATTAAGCGAATTAGTTAAGACTGCTAAAGGAGATGATAAGCTAAAGTTTCATCAATTAGACTTTAATGAATTACCTGATGAGTGGGAGGATAAGTTTGACTTTCTTTATAGCAATAGTTTAGATCATGCTTACTTGTTAAAAGATACACTAGACGAATGGTATAGAATAATGCACTCAAGGGGATATATGCTTCTAACCTTAAGTAAAGGATTGATTACAGAATGTGATATATACTCTTTTGATGAGAAAGACATTGATAAGTCATTAGATAAAGATAAGTTTGATTTAGTTAAGCTATGGAAAGAGAAGAATCAAGAAAACAGCTTTAATATATTATTAAAAATAAAAAAGTAATGGGAAAAATAACAAACACAGAAACATGGGAGAAAACAGGTGGCGAATATGCTATTGATCTTGATAGAAGATTGAAACAATCTGGCAAAAATCCTTATGTTATACAAAGAAAGTTCGCATTAGACGCATTAAAGAAGATTAATTTTAAGACAGCACTTGAAGTTGGTTGTAATAATGGCAGGATATTAGAGCCTTTATTCAAGCATTTTCCTAAAAGACACATAGAAGGATGTGATATAAGCCGAGAAGCTTTGGATATTTTGCAAGAAAGATGCCCTAAAGCAGAGTTAAGAAAGGTAAATATAGTAGAAGGATTACCATATAAGGACAATGAGTTCGATTTAGTATATACAAGTGAGTGTTTATGCCATATTGCTTACTATGATATTGATAAAGTAAGAGATGAACTAAAGAGGGTAGCTAAAAAGGTTATTTTCTTGAGTGAACCATTTAGACCAATCTATCCAGATAAGCATACAGTAAATGTAGGTAGTGATAGTCATGGTGGAACTTTTTGTCATCATCACGAGAAATACTTTGATAATTGTGAGACAGATTTTATGGAAAGAATAGCTAAAAATTATTTAATAACATTATGAGAGTATTAATAACACCAGTGAAACATGAGTATTTAATAAATAATTTAAAATAATATGCGTATTCTAATAACAAATGACGTGGAAGGTTGGGCTATTGGAAACCTAACTGATGCCATTATCAAGCACAACAAGAATAGGTTTAATTTTATTAAAGTTCCAGTACATCCTAGGGGAGTTGGAGAATCATTAATTCCTTTAAAAGATGCGATAGATGTTAAAGGAGTTGATCTTTGGCATGGACAATATTGGAACAGTTCGCTAAAGATGTTTGATTACTTCCCTCATTTAAGAAAGCAGACAAGCCTATTAACTCATCACAACCATCATTGTTTAAACAAGGACACTTGGGAAGACTTTAACTCTTTGAATGAAATGACACAATGGGGAGTAGATAAGTTAAGTAAGATACACGAAAATGTGTTTAAAATACCTCATGGAATTGATTTAGATAGGTTTGCTTACATTGATGAGCTAACAGAAAACAAGAATATAGGGTATATCGGTAGAGTAGTACCTTGGAAATGCCTAAAAGAGATATGTGAAGCAGCTAATAAGTTCGAATATAATGTAGTTGGATCAGGATATATTGATGATGTTAAGTATTGGGAAGAGATACCAAGGGATAGATTAGAGTTTAATGGTGGTACTTGCAGGGCTGAAATGGCTTCAGCATCGTTTAAAGACGACTTATATGAAGATATGATGTGTTTTGTCATGTATTCTACTGGTGAAAAAGAATCAGGAACATTACCTTTACTAGAAGCAATGGCGAGTGGAGTTCCTATTTTAGCTACAGAACAGGGTATGGCTAGAGATTTGATTAAAGATGGAGTGAATGGAGTATTCTTTAATGAAGAAAACTTTGAAGAGAAGCTTCAACTTGTCATGGAAGATAAGAAGTTAAGAGAAAAGATTAGAAAGAATGCTTGGGAGACTATAAAGAACTATAGTGAATCAAAGATGGCTAGAGATTATGCAAAGGTTTATTACAAGACTGTATTCAAAGATAATCCTGTTATCTCTGTTATTATCCCAACATTTGATAGAGCAGAAAAGCTATATGACATAATTGAATCTATTGATAGTCAAACTTATCCTGCTAAAGAGATTATTATAGTTGAAGATGGTGATGATGGAGGTAAGACAAAGAAAGTATGTGAAGAGATAAAGAAACACCTTAAGACACCAGTTATTTATATGAATACTGGCAATGCTAATGACTACTATGGATTGGCTCAAGCTAGGAACATGGGAGCATGTGAAGCACTAGGTGAGGTACTTCTATTTTTAGATGATAGATATGCACTTGAACCTGATGCACTAGAACATATATCTAAATGTAAGAATAACCACTTTGACTTTGGTGTAAAGGTTATTAAGGGTAAAGAATCTACAAAGAAAGCATTTATTGAGAACTTTGCATGGATAAGAAAGAAAGACTTCTTCAAAGCTGGAATGTTTAATGAAAGACTTAATATGTATGGTGGTTTAAGCCAAGAAACTAGAACTAGATTTAATGCTCAAGGATTCAAAATGAACCAAGATAAGAGTGTAAAATGTAAAGAGATATTAAGTTCAAGAAAAAATAAGAATAAGAGTGAGATATGGAAAGCTAAATTTTTATTAAGCAAAATATATGAATAGAAAACTAAAAGTATATGTTGACTAGTAAAGAATATTAGTATAATATTTAGGTATAACTATTAATAATAAAATTATGCCTAAAACAATTTATAGAGTTCCAATAGGAACAAAAATTACAGAGAAAGAAACTGGTTATATAAGAATTAAAATAAAACCTGGATTATGGAGAAGAGAACATTGTATAATAATGGAAAAAAAGATCGGAAGAAAGTTAATGAAAGGAGAACAAGTACACCACATTAACAGAGTAAAAGATGATAATAGACTTGTTAATCTATCGCTATGTACAAATTCCAGTCATCATAAATTAGAGTATAGTGGTTCAGGTTTAGAGAAATACAATAAAGAAAAACATGTCAAAAACAAAAAACAATTTAAGGTTTGTAAGTGTTGTAAAAAACAATTCTCTAAATTTGACAAGGAGTATAAATCAAGCGATAAAATATGGGAAAAAACAAAGTATTGTAGCATTAAGTGTAGAAACCTTGATAGTAAAAATTGGAATCATTTATCAATAAAATTTAATAATTATGAAAAAAAGAAAGGATAGCCATGTGGGAGCAAAGCGCAAACTTCGCGTTTTTGTAACCACATGGCACTGATCACGTTATGCACTACTACGATTTGTTTAATGCCTTAAAGGAATATGCAGACTTCTATGTTTGTTATAACCACGCTAGAGAATGGAAAAGCAATAACTTCTTATCAGCTAGACCTATACCAGAAAATGCTACATTTGTTTGTGGCTATGAGCCTGGGATTTATGATTTTGCTATTCTTAATGTAGATCAACAAATAACAAATCCATTATTAGGTAAGACACATGTTTTTAAGGAATTGTTTGATACAGTACAAGATATTCCAAAGGTAGTTATTAATCATGCTACACCTGTATATCCAGAACATCTGAAAGCACATGGTATGAATTTTAATGATGCAGAAAATGAATGTAAAAGAATAATTAAAGAATTATTAGGAGATACGCCAATGATTACTAATAGTCATACTGCATCATCTGAAAGTGAATGGGGATGGGGTTATCCTATTATCCACGGAATGAATAAAGAAGAATATTTTGATTTACCAAAAGAACCTCGTGCTTTTACAGCTTTAAGTCCAGCAGGTTGTGATAAATATTATAATAGAGATGTAATGGATAGAGTTATTTCAATAATGAGAGATGAACATGGCAGAACTGTATTATGGGCTAAAAAGAATGTTCAGACAGATAAATCTTTTGAATGTTATCGTGATTATTTAGGAAGGTCTTTAATCTATCTTGATACTTCAATTAGGACACCAATGAATAGAGCCAGAACAGAAGCAATGTTATCTGGATGTTGTGTTGTTCAAGTTAATGGTTGCCACGATCAAGATAAGTTTTTTAAAGATAGAGAGAATTGTATAATTGTTCCTAATAATCCTTTTGAAATTGCTGAAATACTAGAAGATTTATTAGAGAATAAATATAAAGAGTGTTTAGCTATCGGACAAGCAGGAAAGAAAATGGCCCAAGAAACATTTACTAGAGAAAGGTTTGCACAAGATTGGCTTAAATTTATTAAAGAAGTATTAAAAATAGATTATGAAAAGATTTAAAGGAAGTCCAGCATATCTAATATTTTGGGTATTAGTATTTTTCCCATTTGCAGTTGTATATTGGGCTGCTAAACAAGAAGTAATAAAAGAATAATTATGGAAGTTGCAATAATTGGTTATGGTGTAGTAGGTATGGCTTATAATAAGATATTTGATAATGCTTATATTTATGACAAGGTAGGTTTTAGTGATAATAAAGAAGATATTAATAAATGTGATTTAGGTATTATTTGTGTTCCAACACCAGAAGGAAAAAATGGTAAGACAGATCTATCAGCCATAGAAGATGTGCTTAAATGGTTAGAAACACCCCTTATTCTGATTAAAAGTGCTGTTCCACCTAGTACCACCACCTATCTAAAAAAGAAGTATAAGAAGCGTATTTGTGTATCTCCTGAATATGTTGGAGAAAGTAAGTATTATATACCAGATAAATATTTAGATCCAACAGACCCCAGAAAACATCCATTTCAAATATTTGGAGGAGACAAAGAAGATACTAAAGAGATAGTAGATATATTCCAAGAGCAGTTAGGACCAACAGTAAGATATATTCAAGTTAGTAGTGAAACAGCAGAGCTTACTAAATATATGGAAAACTGTTTTTTTGCCACAAAGGTTACATTCTGTAATGAGTTTTATGAGATAGCAAAAGGATTTGATGTTGACTATAACGAATTGAGAGAATGCTTTATAGAAGACCCAAGGGTTTGTAATATGCACACATCAGTTTTTAAAGAGAATAGAGGGTTTGGTGGTAAATGCTATCCTAAAGATTTAGCAAGTATTATATCTTCTAGTGAAAAGAAAGGATATAAACCAATGTTATTAAGACAAGTAAGAACATCTAATAATAAATTTAAAAAACTATGAAAACAGGAATATTAACCTATCAGATAAAACATGGGAGAGCTAAAGGATCTATTGGTTCATCTGTTATTAGGGGAGATTGGTTAGTGGATGCGTGGGAAGATGCAGAATTATGGCACAATGGAGGTCTTTATGATGCTATGATATTTCAAAAGGTTTATTGGAATTTCTTTATGGAGGATTTTAAAGGCGTAAAAATTCTAGATATGTGCGACCCAGATTGGATGCACAATCAAATAAACTTAAAAGAGATTTCACTCTTGGTGGATGCTATTACCACTTCATCAGAACCATTAAAAGAATATATAGAAAAAATAGTTGATTGCCCCGTTGTCTTTGTTCCAGATCGAGTTAATACTAGGATGTTACCTAAACCAAGAACGCATAAAAAGGAAGCAAAAACAGTTGTCTGGTTTGGATATTCTGGTAATGCTGATGAGGTATTAAGACAAGTATTACCCTCATTAAAAGCCAATGGATATAAACTATTAGTAGTATCAGAAGCAGAGTTTAATCCTGTTAATAACTTTGGTGTAGAGATAGAGAATGTAATATGGAACAATGAAACAGCCCACATGAATATAAGAAGTGCTGATTTTGCTATAAATCCGAGATCAATTAAGAGAAATTTTAAATATAAAAGCACCAATAAAACTCTTATTTCATGGGCTTTAGGACTACCAGTAGTTGAAACTGCTGATGATTTAGCTAAATATAAAGACCCAGTTGAGAGACAGAAAGAATCAGATTTAAGATTAAAAGAGATAGAAGAAAAATGGGACATAAAACATAGTGTTAATCAATTAAAAGAACTAATATGGGATTTGAAAAAAAATCAAGAGAAGAAACAGTAGAAGATTTCCACGCTTATTTAGATGTTGTATTAAGGGATATTCCTTATGGTAAACTTGAAATTGATATAGAAGATGGATTACCTAAAGAAATGATTACCATTATCAGATCAAAGAGAATGGATCTAAAAAGAAAATAGCTTGACAAGTGTAAAAAAAATAATTACAATATAACTAAAGATAATTCGCTGCTGATGAGGAATTACATAATTAACTCCTCATTAAATATGCCAAATAAATTTAGAGAATTTTTCAATCAGGTTTTTACAGATAAGAAACCTAGTAATAATAGTGAGCCTAAAAAAGATTTAATACCTTTTTCAGCTAGTGCTACTTATAAGACACCCGTTCTAACATCCACAGCGTTGGATCTAATGGGATTATATCAGAAGAATGGTTGGGTTTATGCTTGTGTAAATAAGATAGCACAAGAAGCGGCGAGTATTGATATTAATTTATATAAAAAGAATAAGGATGGCGAAATCGAGAAAGTCGAAAACCATCCTGTTTTAGATTTGCTTGATAGAGTGAATCCATATATGACTTTTCATGCTTTAAAACAAACTACATTTTCATATCAGCAAATAACTGGTTCAGCTTTTTGGTGGTTAGTAAAGAATGATTCAGGAAAAGAGATATTAGAAATATATCCTTGGTTGAATCCTGCTAACATGAAAGTATTACCAGACCCAGAAAAGTTTATATCTGGTTATCAATACCAAATTCCTGGTGGAACATTTATTAAATTTGAGCCAGAAGATATAATCTATTTTAAAACATTTGATCCATTAGATCCTTATGTTTCTACATCTCCACTTAAAGCTTCACAACTTGAAATATTAAATGATATTGAAGCAAAGGATTGGAACTATGCTTTTTTCAGAAACTCTGCTAGACCAGATGGAGTATTAGAAATGGATGGAGCATTAACACCAGAACAAGGGGATAGGATAAAAGAAAATTGGTTAAAGAATCATGGCTCTGGAAACCAAAAAGAACATTCGATAGCAATTATCGGTAAGGGTAAATATAAAGATATTGGATATTCACAAAAAGATATGGACTTCTCCTCATTGCTTAAATCATCAAGAGATCAGATACTTGCTTTTTATGGAGTACCGAAAACAGTATTAGGAATAACAGAGGATGTTAATTATGCTAATGCAGAGCAAACAAAGAAAGCATTTTTAGAATTTACTATTGTTCCAATAGTTATTAATTTTGTTGAAATGATGAATGAGTTTTTATTACCTCAATTCGACAATGCTGATGAATTATTTTTTGATTATGAAAATCCTATAAATGAAGATGTTGAATTAGATTTAAAGAGATATGATAGTGGTATAAGAAATGGATGGTTAAGCCCTAATGAAGTTAGAGCAATGCAAGGATTAGAACCATTTGAAGGTGGAGATGAGATTGGTAGATCAACACAAGGAAATGATGGAGAAATATTTACTGAAAATGTTGGTAAGAGTAAAGTTGTTAAAAAGATAGTACCGAACATAAAACCTAAAAAGAAAAGTAGAAAACAGTTAGACATAGAAAGGCTGAAACAACTAGCAATGAAAGATAAAAATATTCTAGATAAACTATCTAAAATATCAAAAAAAAAACAACTAAAACAAGTTAGTAAAGTATCTTTAGTTGAAAAAGATTTAGAAGCTAGATGGAGGTCAAAGATTGCTTTAACAAATAAACAAGAGATACCTTTTCAGAATCAAATTATAAGAGAATTTACTAGACAAGAAAAAACTGTTTTAGAATCATTAAGGAAGAAAAAGATACAGACAGTAGAGGATGTTCAATTTGAATTTAATGTTGAAAAAGAAGTTAAGATTGTAAGTGAACATGTAGCACCAATGATGTTAGCTCTAGCTTTTTTCTGGGGTCAGAAAGGTAATGAAGAAATAAATTTACCTCTTGATGATTTCAGAGTAACGCCTTCTTTGATTAAATGGTCAAAAACATATTCTAAAAAGATGGCTACAAGTATGAATCAGACAACACTTGATAAACTTAAAAAACATATAGAAACTGGTTTGAATAAAGGAGAAGGATTGCCAAAGATTGAAAGTAGAATAAAAGGAATATTTGAAGAAGGAAGAAATGTAAGGTCTAAAGTAATGGCAAGGACAGAAGTATCAAGGTCAGTTAATGAAGGAAGGATAGAAGCTTGGGAACAATCAGGAATAGTTGAAAAGAAAAGATGGGTTACAGCAGGAGATGAGAGAGTATGTGATTATTGTGGACCAATGGAAGGTAAAACAATTAGTTTAAGAAGTGATTTTTTTAAAAAAGGAGATGAATTTTTAGGAAATTCAAAGACACCATTAAAATTAGATTATGATTCTGTTCCAGGGAATCCATTACATGCAAATTGTAGATGTGATTTAGTACCAATACAATAACAATTAATTAAAATAAAAACATGACAAGTACAAAAGATTTATATGCTAAAATACCAAGAGGAAAACAAACATGAAATAGAATTAGATTGGTACGAACATACACCTAACGCATAACTTGACAAGTGTAAATAAATTCAATAGAATATAAGTATAATATAATTGGCTGCGGAACGAGCAATTCTATACTAGATTTGCCCGTTTTTTATTATTAATAAATAGATATGAAAAAAAAGCAGTACATAAAGGGATTTGTACAAAAAATAGAAGGAGACATAGTTTCTGCCGTAGCCACAACTGATAGTGTCGATAGAGATAACGAAACTGTTAGCATTGATGGATGGGATTTAAAAAGTTTTAATGATAATCCTATTTTATTATGGGCGCATAGATCAGCAGAACCACCTATTGGTAAAATTACTAATATTTGGAGAGAAGGTAATGCCTTAAAATTTGATGCAGTATTTGCCAAAGGAGATGTGTTTGTTGATAGGTTAGTGAACCTAGTAAAACAAGGCATTTTAAAGGCTTTTTCAGTAGGTTTTATAGCTAAAGACATGGATTCAGATGGTAATAGTTTGGAACAAGAGCTATTGGAAATATCACTTGTACCAGTACCTGCTAATCAAGATGCTAGGATGATGTCTGCTTATAAATCATTTTGTAAAGATTTTAGTGATAGAATAGATATTGAAGAACCTAAAGAAGAACCTAAAGAAGAAGTTAAATTAGAAGATAAACCAGAAGAAAAAGAGGAAGTTAAAGAGGAAGTTAAAGAGGAAGAACCAAAGGAAGAAGTTAAAGAAGAACCAAAAGAGGAGGTTAAAGAAGAAATTAAAATGACTGAAAACAAGAAAAATAGATTAAGATTATTCGTAGATAATTGTGAGGAGATGGCTAAAGAGGGAAAAGAAATACTAAAAATTGCTAAATCTGTTCCGACAGAAAAGGTAAATTTAGATACAAAGGTAGCCGATAAACCACAAGACCCACAAGTCAAAATGGTTAAGGTAATGAAACGATTGAGTAAAGAGGTAGAGATAGCTCTTTCTCAAGCTAAAAATTATAATAGAATGGAGGTGAAAAAATAAAATGACAGATGAATTAAAAAAAGAAGAAGAGGAAGTAGTTGAAGAAGTAGTAGAAGAAGTAGTTGAAGAGGTTGTAGAAGAATCTAAAGAAGAGGAATCTTCAGAAGAGGAATCTAAAGATCCTGAAACTGAAAAACTAATGAACGATTTAGTATCTAAACTTATCAAAGCGCAAGCTTCTGAAAAGGCTAAAACTAAAAAAGTGAAGTTAGTTGGTGCAGAAAAAGCTTCTGAAAAATCAATCGCAGTTTACAAATCCAGAAAGGATGGTAAAACTTTGGTTGAAATGAAAGAAAGCAATGTAGAGGCTCTAGGTAATTGGTTCGTTTCGTATGCTAAATATGCGAAAGACAAAAGCCCAGATGAATTTGCAACTGTAAAAGAGTATGTTCAGAAATTGGAATACTTAAATACAGGCACAGCAGCAGAAGGTGGAAATCTTGTTCCAACAATTCTATTACAGATTTTGACTCCTATTCTTGACGATCTAGCAGTTATGAAGCCTAGATGTACTGTATTGGATGTAGTAAATTCTGGTAGTAATTCTTTTGATATTCCTGGTGTTTCAAGCAAGCCTATTGTTTCTTGGAACGCAGAAGCAGCACAAAAAGGTACTACTTCAATGGAATTCACAAAGATTACTCTAACACCTTACATTCTTGCAGCAATCTTGCCTGTAACCGAACAAATGATTACATCTACCCCTTTCAATATTATTCAAATAGTTGCTGAACAACTAGCTGAAGCTATTGCGAGAGAGGAAGATAGAGTTTTTGTAAATGGTACAGGTACAGCTCAACCTACTGGAATTGATGCTTATACATTTACGACTGTTAATGCTGGTGGTGCATTAAATTGGACCCACATTAATGACGCGTATTTCTCATTACAGCAACAGTACAGGACTAGGGCATATTGGATTATGCACAGTGTTACTATCAGAACCATTGCTAACCTTATGGATAGCAACAACCGACCAATTCTTGAACAGAATTTCTTGGTTGAAGGTTTCCCTGGATTAAAGGGAAGACCAGTTCTTGAGAATAACAATGTAAGTGATAATCAAATTTTCTTTATCGATTTGAAAGCATACTTTATCGCTCAAAAGCGTAATATGACTATTGACATTGCTCGTGAAGCAACAGTAAGAGATTACAACTTATGGGAAAGAAATATGGTAGCTATTAGAGTTGAGGAAGAATTGGATGGAGAGTTAACTACTACACAAGCTGGAGTAGAGATCTCAAATGTTAGGACATAGTTGTCTTTTGATATATTGGGGCAAGTGGTTTGCCATAGCCCCAGTAATTAAAAGAAAACATTATGAAAATTTTAAAGATTGGTAATTTATTTAAAAAGAAAAAGGCTAAAAAGAAAAAGAAAGACGAGAAAGAGCCTAAAAAATCAACTTATAAAGATAAGATGATGAAGAATTAACATTTAAAAAATGGCATTAACAACATACGCATTAACAACTTTAGCAAGATTTAAAACATTTGCAGGTATAACCGTAGCTGATGATGATGCTTTGCTTTTAAGTATTATAAATGTTGTTACAGATTTTGTAGAAAAGTATTGTGATAGAAGATTTATCAAGACTACTTATACACAGGAATTATATGATGGTAGTGGATTAAAAACATTAGTTTTAAATCAGTTTCCAGTTGTCAGTACAGAAACTTTCTTATTAGAACAAAGGTCAAGTGTTCAAAATATAGATTCATTTTCAAGTTTAGAATCAAATAGTTATTATATAAAATATACCAAAGGAATATTAGAACTTACAGGAGGTAGATTTTCAGAAGTACCACAATATTTCAGAGTTACTTATACAGCAGGATATGCTTTTAAAAATGATGTTGCACCACTGGTTACTTTAGAAGAAGTTGGTATTGCTGATTTAGAATTAGCTGTTTGGAAGTTGATTAATTATATATACCTTAAAAGGAAGTCAGCCGAAGATATACAGTCAGAAAAGCTAGGAGATTATCAGATTAGTTATAATAGTTCAAGTGATATGAAGGGATTTTTAGACGAGAATCCAGAAGTAAAAGAAATATTAGCGTTATATTGCAAAATTAATTTAATATAGATGGCAATACAAGATTATTTTAATAAGAAGATAGCTGTTTATAGAATATCAGATAGTGGAGATGCAACTAGACCTTATGCAATATCATTCGGTAATACTGGAACTATTGATGCACACATACAAAGGATTGAGGATGGAGATACATTAGATACATATGGAGTACAGGGAGCATTATGGAAGGCTTGGGTAGATGTAGATACAGATATTAAAGAAGGAGATGAAGTAATGGATAGAGGGGATAATAGATATACAGTAATCGCAGTTAATAAATTAGAGTTAAGTTTTCACATTAACAACCATTTAGAATTGATTTTAAAAGAATATGGCGCTCGCAGTTCAAATTAAAGGTTTAGATAAGTTGATAAAAGGAGTTAAAAAATATCCTTCTGCTTCTAAATTAAATTTGAATAGAGCAATTAAAAAATCAATATTTCAAGTAGAGGCAAAGTCAAAACCATTAACACCAATAGATACAGGAAGGTTGAGAGGAAGTTACAAAGAACAGTTTAGTCATTTCAGAGGAGTATTATGGGTACAGGCAGATTATGCTTTATATGTTCATGAAGGAACAAAGTATATGAGAGGAAGACCATTTTTAGAGGATGGAACAAGAAGGTCAAGAACATTTATTACAAGAGCATTTGATAAGGCAGTACAAGATTCATTAAATAAAATTACGAGATGACATCATACACAACAATAAGGAATTACATATCGACACTTTTAGATTCATTGACAAAGGTAGAAGAAGTTATTGATAATCCTGAATTACAGTTTGACAAATATCCAGTAGCAACAATAACACCAGTAGAAGGTGCAGCAGATTTTGAAACAAATACAGAAGATTTAAGAACATATGCTTTCGAAGTTAGTCTATATTATGAGACAAAGTATAGTGGAACAGCCAAAGCAATAAATGCCTTATTCGATACAACAGATGACATATTAGACCTTTTTACACAACAAAAAACATTTCAAGGGGTTGGTGTTATATCAAAAATTAGTATGCCAGCCAATAAAACAGTAATGTTAGTAGTACCAGTTTCAGCAGGATGGGGAGAAGTCCCAGATAAAGATATGATATTCGCAAGGATATTAATTAATGTACAAGTTTCGTGTTTATACAATTATTAAATAATAAATAAAATGGCAAGAACAATCGGTGGTTTAGTAAACCTAGGAATCGCAAAAGAATTAGCAAGAGGAACAATGCCTGACACAGCTGATGTCTGGTATCCTTGGATAGATGTTTCTTTCAAACCAATGAGAGAATATATTTATTCGCAAGAAGCTTTGGGTAATATAGATGAAACCCACGAATCAAAAGTAATAGCAGCGTATGGCGAAGGAGATTTTAGTGGAGAGGTAAGAGTTAATCCAATAGGCTATTTGTTATATGGTCTTATGGGTACGCTGTCAACAGCAGTAGTAGAGGCTGGAACAGTTTGGGATCATACATTTACTTTAGCAAATAATAATCAACATCAATCATTGACATTTTATTTTGATGAACCAAATGGGGATTATAGATTTCCTTTAGTAATGATTGAAACATTTGAACTTCAATGTGAGTTAAGTGAGTATGTTAAATTTAACGGGTCGTTTGTTTCTAATAAAGAACAAGATTCTGTTATAGCTTCACCGACACATATTGACGATTATAAATTTGTTTCTACACAGGCAAATATTAAGTTTGCTGTAAACATTGCAGGATTAGCCGCGGCTTCGGTTACAAAGATGCAATCAATGACATTAACAGTTGCTAAAAATCTATTAAGAAAAATGGTTCTAGGAACTATTGACCCTTATGATATTTTGAATCAAGTGTTTGGTGTAACTGGTTCATTCACATTACCTTATGAAGATAAGACTTTCAGAGATTACTTTAAGGATGGTACAAGCATGGCAATGGAGATTGAATTATTAGATAATTCTACTCTTATTGGTGCAGTTTCACATCCAACACTTACAATCCAAATGCCTTCTGTAACATTTGAGGATTTCACACCACAAAGACCAAAAGGAGAACTATACGAACAAGAAATAAGCTTTAAAGCAAAACGAGATGAAGATAATGACTTATCATCAATATCATCAATCGTATTGAGAAATACTACTGATACTTATTAATAAATTAATATAGACAACTATGGAAAGAGAATTTAAGGAGATAGAAACTCCCATTGGAAAAAACAAGATTAAAATTAAAGCATGGCTTACTGGATTTGAGAAGCGTAAGATTCAAAGTATCTTTCTAAACAATACTGAATTTAGTATGGGTGGAGAGAAAGCTGATTTAGGAAAAATTAAAGGAGAAATATTATCTAAATCACAAGATGTAACTATCGAACAAGTAATTTGTTCAGTAGATGAAAAGACAGAAGGCATATTAGACCTGATAGGAGAATTACATTATAAAGATTTTGACTTTGTATTATCTGAAATAGATAAAATACATAATGATAATAAAGAAGATATTGTTGAAGTTTCTAAAAAAAAAGAGAATTAGAGAGTGTAGTAACAATATGTAAGTTTATGGGCGGCTGGGATTATTACACTTTCTATTCCCAGCCTAGATTTTTTATAGAATATTTGGCTGAATACATCCAACGAGAGAGAAGAGAAATAAAACGTCAACAAAAAAGAAATGGCACAAACAACTAAATTACAATTAGTTATAGAGATGCAGGACAAGGCTAGTAATGACATGAAAAAACTGCAAGACAGACTGACAAAAACAAGTAAAGCAACCAGTTCGTTTGGCAGTATGGTTAAAAGACTAGCCCCATTTATAAGTGGGTATGCATTGATAAGTGGATTAAAAAGCACCACAAAGGCTTTTCTAGTCCAAGAGGCTGCCGCAATGAGATTGCGGTCGTCTTTTGGTTTTGTTGGTGGAATAACGGAAGAAACAGCTAAAGAAATGGAAAACTTTGCTAAAAGTTTGCAGAAGGTTACTACATTTGGAGATGAGGCTATAATATCTGCCCAAGCACAATTGGGTACATTCGGTTTAACAACAGATCAAGTCAAACAATTATCAATGAGCTTGTTAGATATGGCAGTACATCAGAGCAAAGCAACTGGGACAACAATGGAATTAGAAGATGGTGCTAAAGCACTTGGTAAAGCATTTACTACTGGAGCAGGAGCATTGACTAGGTATGGTGTAACCATGACTGATGCAGAGATGAAAACATTTAATATGTTAGATACACAGGGAAAAGTTGATATGATGCAAAAGGTTTTAAATGATAACTATGGTGGTGCCGCTGTTAATGCAGCCCAGACTTATGGTGGTCAATTAACACAACTTACTAATAGCTTTGGAGACTTAAAAGAGATAATCGGTGGAGCAGTTATTAATGCCTTATCACAATTATCTGGTGGGTGGAAAGAATCTATTGAAAATACTGGCGATCAATTAGATAAATCTAACGCATTATCTAAAGCATTTTATTCTTTAGCACAAGTTATGTTAGGTGTTTGGTCAGCCTTGAAAGTTGTAGGTGGAGCATTAGCAGGTATCGGAGAATTACTATGGGGAGTTGGAACAACAGTTGTTGGTTTTGCCAAAGATACTATAAAAGCATTTAAAAATGTTGGATGGTTTATACAAGGATTTGCCTCTATGGTAAAAAAAGTTTTTAGAGGAGATTTTGCAGGTGCTTTTGATGATGCCAAGAGAATGATTAGTACATCTTTTGACAGTACTATATCTAGTGCGGTCAATTTTGGCAGAACATTACATTTTGTATTTGAAGACATGGGCAATAATGTTTCTAATATGTGGGGACATTTTGCAGAGGCTATGGATCAGCGTGGATTTAAACCATTAGAAAGTTTTGCTGTTGATTCTGCTAAAGGAGTGGGAGGAGCAATGACTGATGCTGCTGAAGAAGCTTCTGAATCAGCTAAAAAGGCTTCTGATAGTTTAAAAGATACAGTTAAAGAATATCAAGATACTATAAATGATTTAGTAAAAGAACAAAAAAGTGCCATAGAACAGGCTACTAATGATTGGATTTCATTCAAAGATAGTGCAGGAAAACAATTAGACGACCTAGCTGAAAGACACAAAGCATCTGTTAGTAGTATTTTAGATGATATAAAGAAAGAAAAAGATAGTTTTAAAGAATCACAAGAAGAAAGCGCACAAGATTTTAAAACAAGAATGGGAGAAATGGTTGTCGATCATGAAGATAAATCTAAAGCAATACAAATACAAATAGCTGAAGAATTGAAAAAGGGAGTTGATGCAGATGTTAAAAAACTGGATTCATTAAGAAAAGAATTAAACGAAGAAAAAAGATTAATCAATGATGGTTTTTCTTTCATACAAAAATATAATATTGATATAGATAGTGTCAGAAATGTTGCACACATGAATGAGATGGAAAGACTTGAATATGAATTTAAAGAAAAGAAAAGAATAGCAAAAGAAGAACATGCTGAAAGATTAAAGATTTTAGATGAGACATTAAATGCTGAAAAGGCAGAATATAAAGAATACTATGCTGAATTAAAAAAAGAGTTAAGTGATTATAAGAGTGAATACGAAACAACATTAATTGATATAACAGAATCGACAAGGAAAGAGGTTGCAAAAATGAATGTTGAATGGGATAAATTGGGTCTTAAACATATTACTAGTCCTGAAGATTTAAAAAATTATACAGAAGATCAATTAGTTAGAATTGATGGAAAGATTTTTGCTAAAAGAGCAAAAGGTGGACCAGTAGGAGCAAACCAACCTTATATGGTGGGAGAGCAAGGACCAGAGTTATTTGTACCGAAAAATTCAGGAGATATTGTACCCAATAATAAAGTTGGTGGAATTACTATAAACTTTAATAATGTTTCTGTTAGAAATGATGATGACTTAAATTCAATATCACAAATAGTTCAAGCGGCTATATCGAGGCAATTAAAATTAACCCAGATGGGAGTTTAAAACTATGGCAAGAGTAGACATAAAATACAATGAGCAATCAATTCAAACTTCAACTTATGTAGTTGAGGAGATTGAGCATGAATCAATGGATAATAAGGAATTAAATATACAGAGATTAGGTAATAATGATGGTGGTAAAATTGTTTCTCAATTATATGATGTAAAGATAGTTAGGATCAGAGGAACTGTTTTTGGTACTGATATTGATAACCTAGAAGATAATATAGATCAGTTTAAGTTCCTTTTGAATCAAGATAATAAGCCTTTAGACGTTGAATATGCTGGTGATTGGAGAAGATATGATGTTTATACAGCCAAAATAAACTATGTTAGAAGGCATTATAACCTTACTTTTGCTGAATATGAGGCAGAGTTTGTAGTTGCATTTCAACCATTCGGACACAGTATAGATACATCTACAATAGAACAAGGAATAATCGTTACAGGTACATCTACTATTGAAGGTAGTTATACTTTTGAAGGTACTAGAAGACCACTGCCAATAATACAGACCACAGTTAATTCAGAAACTGGATTATCACAGATGATATTTACTAATGTAACTACTGGTAGTTATATAATAGTTGATTATGTTTTTGAAGATTTAGATGTTCTAACCATAGATACAGAGAATTATACTGTTGTTTTAACAAGGGCTGGTGTAGATACGGCAATAGATTATAGAGGAATGTTCCCTGATTTTGCTAGGAGTACAAATAGAATTAATGTTGGATTAAGAGCAACTGCTGCTGACATAACAGTCAAGTATATTTATTACAGTTTATATTTATAATGAAGCAATTTATACATAAAATTTATGATAGAGATGGAACTTATGTAGCTACCTTATCAAGGGATATAGTAACTTCAGTGCCATCTTTTACTTGGAAGATTAACTCTGGTATTGGTCAGATGAATATTAAGTTGGCTTTGTCTTTTAAAGAATTTAATACAACCTATGAGAATATAATAATAAAATTAGGTTATGAATTAAGAACATTTATAAAAGGATTAAATGATACTGAAACTGTAAGGATATATTCTGGAGAGATAACAGGATATTCACAAACGATTCCAGAGAATGGAAAAGAATCTGTAACTGTTACTTGTATTGGTTATACAAAACAACTAACTGAACAGATGCTTAAAGAGGCTGATGAAACAACAACTATAGCTTTTAATAGTAAAGACCCTAGTAATATTTTAAAAGGAGTTGTAGATAGATTAACAGGTTCACAGATTTGTTATGATGGTGGAAGTATTAGAAATACTGGAACATTAGTTAGTTATACATTTCAATCTGTAATAGCGTTCACAGCAGTTACAAAGGTTCTTAATATGACACCTAATTACTGGTTTTGGTATGTTGATGCTAATAATATTATACATCTTGATAGACCAGATGAAGTAGTAGATCATGAGTTATTCCTAGGTAAAGAGATTAACTCTTTAGAGGGAGAAAAATCAATAGATGAGTTAGTAAATTCAGTTTATTTTGTAGGTGGTGGAGATCCATTATTATATAACAGATACACTGACCCTGGATCTATAACTGAATGGGGAATTAGAAATTCTAAAGTAGTTGATTTGAATGTAGAAGAAGATGCAACAGCACAGATAATAGCGAATAAAGTTTTAGATCAACAGAACATACCTAG